TTGATAGTACCTGCTTTTGCTATTTCGGTGCTTGCTACGGATACGTCTGCTGCTGGAGTGGTTATGCTTGAATTGGCTACACCTTCAACATCTTGTGATATCCGGTACAGTTCTGCAATGAGTACATCTTCACCGACGTCAAGTAGGTTGATGTATGTCCTTAATGCTTCTTCTACATTGTCTTGGATACCTACGAAAGTGTATCCTGCTGCAGTGTCTGGCTTGACCTTGATGTCAACATTTACTGCAAGGACTGTAGGTTCCTGGAATGTTACAGCAATACCTGCAGCTCGGGTTTCGTCGATTGCTGTTTGGATATTGTTAGTTATCGTTACAGGCAACGGCGTGGTCGTACCTGAGATAAACATTTCAACATGACCAAGCCATTCGTAATCGTAGTTCAGGTAGAATGTTGCGAGATTAGCCGGCTTGCTTCCTGCTGCTTGCCATATGACTTGACTGTCACTGACAATGTAATCTGTTCCGTTTGTGTAATTAGCCGGGCCACCTTGTGTGTCGGATATTATGAAATTTGCATTGTTCAGTGCCAATTCAAAATTACATTTGTAATCGTCTACACCTGTATGGAATATATGAGGTTCGTCTGTCTGGGATTTTTGTGGCAAGTCGCTTACGCTTACTGATGTTACTCCCTCAACTGCAAGTACAGCCTGTTGCAATGCATTTACTGTTGCATTACCTGCAACGTCTGCTGCGTTCTGTATCCTTAACCTGAGCTCCTCATCTGTTTCTGTATCTGTTCCGCCTTCGACTACCCTGTAATTATCTACATTATCGACATTGGCAACAGTGCTTACTTTGAATATTATTTTATGTCTTCCTACATTGTAATTGGTTCCGACATCTTCGGCCTCAACATTTACTTCAACTGATAATGGTACATAATCTACATTGAAATTTGTTCCATCGTCTGGCCTGGTTCCTGTAATGTCCCAAGTAATCGTATCTCCTTCATATCTTCGGCTATCTGCAAAGAACCAGAAGTCCATCTTGACATCGCCGCTGGTTATCAGGTTTCCAACTGCGTTCGTCTGCATATCGAATCGAATGAAGTTTACAGCTGCAAGATTAATCAGTCCTGTCCTGACTATATCTGCATCTGTCAATGAGATTGAATAAAGTTTCCATCCTACTGCAAGTTCGGTCTTGATATCGTATGATAATGAGTTTGCAAGACTTCCGCCGCTTCCTACAGATATTATAAGTTCATTTAGCTTGTCTATTGTTGCCTGGTCTTTCATGTAAATCCATAACAATAAATCTTTATCGGCTGCGTCGACTACGCCACCAAGAACTTTTTCATAGCTTGCTTCTATAGATACAGCTCCTGATTTTCCTAAATCAAGGCAACCTGTTCCTTGCCTTTGGTTTACTGCATCGACCGCATCGGCTGTTGCGTCAGCACTTTCAGTGAAATCTGCTGTATCGCAATCGTCTATAAGAGTGATTGTGTCTGCATCTACTACTGTTGTATCTACATCTTTTTCTATGCTGAAATCTGTTCCTTCGGCGAACGTGTACGGTGCAGCTGATGCTGTCCCGTCAAGGTCTGATACTGAGGATATAAGTCTCTGGTCGAGAGGATACCTAAATATACCGTCAACGTATTTATGGCTTTCACCAGATATACTTGCTGAAAATGTCGTGTCGGCAAGTACCAGGTACCTTAACTGCTCTTCGCCTGTGTTTGGTTGAGTAGAAATTATCGCACCGGCAGGTATTACAAAGTTTGCTCCAATAGGCTGTAATCTTGAGAACGTAACAAAAGCCGTAGCTTTGATGCCTTCTTTTCTTGTAATGCCTACAATGCTTCCAAGATTTTCCAAATCGTCCCCTGTGGATGTCAGGACTCTGGTTCCTTCAAATATTGTATTGAGGTCGTCATAAAGTGTTCCGAGTTCTATGCCTACTCCTTCTATGAGTTGCCTGAGGACACTTCCAGGATTTACGTCTGTAATCTCCGGGACGTTTCCTACTACCTCTATTATAATATCATTGATAATGTCTTCCGTGGGCTTAACAGTGAATGCCATCTTATTTAACCTCCGTCAGTAATGTTCCGTCGCCAGTAAGGAATAGGCTGAATACCATATTAAGCTTGTCAAGGTCTTGTATTGGCTGGACACTGATGGATATTTCTATTACTTCGCCCATGGACTCCTCCTTATATTCGGCAGTTACTGATAAAATTTTTTCAATCCTTGGCTCTTGTAACAATGCTTCCCTTGTGAACATCCTTGCCCATACAAGAGTGTCGTCTGTTGAGTTTGCACCAAGAAGTTCATGTAACCTGCTACCATAATTTGGATGCAGAGTAAGCTCTCCTTGTGCAGTTCTTAGCCTGTCTATTATTGCCTGCTTGAGATTGTTTTCATAAAATATGATTGCGAAATCGTCGTTCGTTCCTATGGATATATCATTAAGGCTTGTTAACATGATATCCCTGCCGAGATATTCTTCCGGATTTGATTCAGCGTCTTCTAAGGTTACCATTTATATTACACCTACGAATGAATTGCTTCCTGAACTGATTATCCAGGTATTGTCGCCTGAATAGCTGTCATTTAGCAAGACTATTTTCTTTCCTTCGATTGTTACAAAACTTTGCCCGAATGTGTCGGGACTGTATGAATGGGATTGCATGTTTGGCGGTGTGCAGGGCGGGTTGTTGTGTGATGGAATTTCCATCGTACCATCTTCAACCATTATCCTGAATCCGTTTATGTTCACGAATGAGTTGCTACCTACGACTACTGTACCTGTGACAGTGCCTGAACATACAGAGCCGTCGTGTGAACTTTCCGAATCTGATACTGCTATGTTTGTCATTTAAAATGTACCTGGTGTCTGAGTGTGATTTATTGTCACGCCCCTTAATGTCATTGCTCCTGAAGAGCTTACCTCTATCCCATAACCGTCTTTGTTGAATAGCTTGAAACTGCCGTCCTTGTACATCTTCAGTTTTGGGAATGTCGTTGTACTTGAATTGCCTGTCGTGATTATTATCTCATTATCCTTGTTGAGATATACATAAGCACCTGCTTCTTGATTATTTAAAAATAATTCATTGAGCCGTATCTGAGGAGCTGTATCTTTGCTTTGAGTAAAACTGTCGAATAATGTTCCAAGTATTATCGGACTGGATTGGTCGTCAAGAAAACCTACCAAGACCAAATCTCCCACGTTTGGATATTTAAGTACGCCTTTAAGGTTGCCAAGACCCATGCCCACCATCGGAACATTGTCATACTGCAAAGTGTAATTGATATGCTTGATGCTTGCTTTGTAATTGGAAATCAGACCTGTATTGACATTCTCTGATTCTATACCTGTCACTGTGTAAACGCCAAGACGTTTCAAGCCTGCCATCTCCTGCTTTATCAAATCCTTGATGACTTTTGTTTCATTATCCATATTAGTGAGTGCCATTTAATCGAAAGGAATCTGGTTCCATCCTCCTACGTCTGTATCTTTTTCTGTAAGTTCCAAGAAGTCCACATCAAGTACACCTGTCGGGCTTATGAGGATATCGTTCGGAACGATGTCAAGTGCATGAGTATATCCTGTAACAATACAACTTACATCCTGTTTGTCGATAGTGAATGCGTATTTCTTAATCATGAATACCTGGGTGCCGTTATATTTATCATTATCGTTGAGAGTGAATGCCTGTCCGACTGCAAATCTTGGGTCGAACTTTGTCCTGAATGATATCGAGTAGTTCCTTGCTATCTCAAGAAGCTTGTTCCTTGCAACTTGTTCACAATCCTCCTCGGATAAAAGGTTCCTGTTTTCAAAGCTGATGTAATTTATTTCGCCGTTATTGTTCTGTACCATGATAGGGTCAACTGCTTGCCCCATTACATTGGGATAACCAAGAACGACAACGGCGTTTATATTGGAAGTGAGGTCTCCATAATCTATATCGAAAACGTTTCCAAGGCTGATGTCAAACTCATAGGCAAAAGTTGTGGCAGCTTGCGTCAAGCTAAAAGGTGTAAACAGCCGTATCACGCCATCGCCTCCTTGGTGTATTATATGAGCATATTTGTTTCGGATATTCATCAGCAATTCTTTTAGAT